AGCAATATTCAAACCACCACCTTTTGGATCTAGTGCACCAATTGCTGCAACTGTACTAGTTGACAATATAGGAGTAGTTGAAGTCCAAGTTTCGGTAGTAGAACTATAAGATTTAAAGTCCCAGTTTGCGCCTTTACCTGGAGTAGTTGTTTTAACCCAAATACTGCCTGTAGGAGCGTTTAGCCCGCCGCCGTCGTTGGTAAAATCTGGGTATTGATAGTGAGGACTCATTGCTACACGCTTGCCGCCGTCAAAAGTATCTTGTACAACTACCCAGCCTCCGCCTGAAGAATAATAAAATAATTGATTTTCGTTAGCAGAAGTAGCTACTACTGCATAACTTCCAATAGAACCAAAAGAGTTAACAGGAGTGCCGCCTGAACAAATAGGAGCAGTCATGTAGGTGTCAGCATTGCTATCATCAATTACCAATGGTTTTACTACTGCAAATTCTCCAGTAGTTGCGTTCCATTCGTTGATACCGTATAATGTATCGCTGGTATCTAACCAATATGTTCCACACACTGCAGCACCTGTTGGGATATTTGCTTGAGGTTTTAGGCTACCTAGGTCAATATCAGCACGAACAACATATGCTTGGCTGCTAGCACCTAGCAAACTATAAGCTGCTTGTAAGCCGTATTCGTTAATTTCGCCGCCGTTAACTGGGTTGCCTTCGGCATCAGTTTCGAAGTATGGAACTCCAAATGTGTCAGTTAGATCACGTTGACTAGTGATAACCCAAACGCATCCTGCTTTGTCTGCCATTGTTCCTGCTGCAATTCCTGTACCGCTAGCATTGGTTTTATTTTCTGCTGTTGCTACGAAAATCATAGGAACAGTGCCAGGAGCTGCCGGTGTATAGAAACTTTGATCTATAACTGATACGCTTACGCCTGGTGATTGTAGTGATTGTGCCATCTTCAAAACTCCTTAATGGATTACTTTGTTTTATTTAGCAGAACATTGGGAAAACTACCTGTTGAATTAAATATAAAAGGGCAGTAAAAAGGGCACATATGAGAAAACTTTGTAAAGAATGTCGAGAACGACCAGTGGCTGTTAATTACTACAAAGAAGGGCAGGCGTTCTATAGATCAAAATGCGACCATTGTGCTAGGGGCGCAAAAGAAACAAGGCCTCTATGGGCCCTGTACGGATATAAGAAAAAATCAACCTGCGAAAAATGTAACTATACTTCTAAGCATCCTGAACAGTTTAATGTGTTTTATGTAGACGGCGATCTACAGAATCACCGTTATACAAATTTAAAAACCATCTGTGCTAACTGCCAACGCATACTACAGAAAGAAGGCGTCAAATGGCGTCAGGGAGATTTGAGGGCAGATTTTTAGGCTAGATCTAGAGCTACCTTTACAGGCAGTGTTAGTTCTCGAGTGGGCAGTAGTTGCTCTAGCTGATTGTATAGATCATCAATAGTAGAATCGTTTAGGACAACATGATCGATTTTACCACCGACCCAGCTAGTTTCGCTGGCATGGATTTTTAACTTTTCTAACTTGGCTACACTTAAGGCCCAAGATGCATTATTTTCCGGCCCGCGATTAACACTGGCTGCGGCTTCAAACCAAATCGGATCTTCTCCTCGTTTGATGCGAATAACTTGTCCGCCTGCATTGTGAATGGCCTTGATCTCATTGGGGAATCTAACATCACTAATAACAATATTGTCAGTGGTTTTACGCATCTTATTTTCCACAGATGCAATCCAAATATCGTCATGGAATCCATTGCGACAGACTTCTGTACCCCAATATTGTAGAACCCATCTTGGAGTAAGATGCGGCATGTTTAATCGCTTGGCCCACCACGAATCTACTTGTTCTCGCCACTCACGGGCTTCTTTGGTACGACCTTCTAGTAGAACTCGATCCCAACCAAATACATTAGCTACAGCATCTTTGAGTGTGTTGGCAAAACTGTCTCGTCTAAAACCATGTGAATTAACTAAAAAATCTGCGGCAGTGTCTTTACCGGCGCCAATTAGTCCTACAAATCCTACGATCATATATATATCTCCAGCGATATATAAGTTTATAACACTTTTATTACAAGAGTCAACAGGTATTTTAACCAGTTATCCAGGTCAATGGCATTCCGCCATCTTTGTAGTTGATTAGATCCTGTTCTAGGATTTCGATTTCAGCCTTGCCTTCGGCTTTGAGTGCAGCACCATTCAATTGTGTGCCGCCTTGGGGGCTGGTAATGGTGGCAAATTTCTCACGAGCTTCACCTAACATGATTTTACAGGTTGCTAGGGCATAGTCTTTTAACCATTGACCTGCTTGTGGATCTTGTAGTAGATTAAAATCAGGACGATGATTATACATCCAAACCAGTAATTCTTCTTCAGCTCTAGGACGCTGCATCACGGTTAACAATTTAGTGGTGTTGTTAAATGTAAAATTAACATCGCTACCAAACATTTTACCTACTTGCTTTTGATATCCTGCAAAAGCATAATATGTAGCCAATCCGCCCATATTGGTGCTGGCCAGCAAATAGGTGTTAGAATAGGCTAGGTTAAAGGGTTCAAATAATGAGCCGCCTTGACCACCGCCACTTCGTGATCCAATGCTGCGACGGAATAATTGTCTAACGCTCATTACTTCCTTGGGCATGTAATATTCGTTAGTGTCTACATCTAGTGTAATGAATCCGAAACTTTCCTCAACTGAATTACTACTGCGCTGACGAAATTTATTTAAAGCACGATCAATGGCAGTGGTGTAGTGAATAGGGTCGAGCTCAACATCTACGATACCCCCACCTAACATGGTCTGAATATATTCTATTACAACTTGGTATTGATTAGATTGGGGGTCTTTGGTTAGTGGGTTCATGCAAATATTTATATAAATAAGTGTAGTTCGCGGGCGTCCCTTCCCCAACTACTCTAACGCTTATAGGAGCATCAGCAATGTATTTACCGAACAAATATACCACCTGGTATAATCAAATTATAACATCGGCGCAACAAAGAATTAATCTTTCTGGCTATACAGAACGCCATCATATTATCCCCCGATGTCTAGGAGGATCAAATTACAAATTTAATTTAGTTAATTTATCTGCTAGAGAGCATTTTATTTGTCACTGGCTATTAACTAAAATGGTGCCTAACGAATATCAGAAAAAAATAGATCATGCTTTCTGGAGGATGTTAGTTAAAGGGTCTGACTATCAATATAGATATCGACCTAATTCGAGAACATACGAGTCTTTAAGGAAGAAATACGGAACTCTGCGAAAAGGAATTATTACTCCGGACTCTGTTAAAGAAAAAATTTCAAAAGCAAATAAGGGAAGTATCCCTTGGAATAAAGGTGTTCCGAGAACTGCTGAAGAGCGAGAGAAAATGTCTCGCAATAGAAAAAAAACTGCAGAAGAAGTGGGTGTTTGGAATCAGGGTAAACAACATTCTCCGGAAACCCTCATTAAAATAGCAACTCGAGCAAAATCTCGAACAAAATATACCTGTCCATATTGCAATAAAGAAGTTGCAGGTTCTAACTATTACAGATGGCACGGTAATAACTGCAGAAGTAATAGGCTATAAATACAGTTATCCTAGGAGAACTAAAATTCCACGTTTAAGCCTTTACCGTCCCGAGAAGGGAAATGACTTTAGATTCATTGATCGTGTAGTCAATGAACAATTTCAAGTCGGCGGGACTGATGTTTTTATACACCGATATCTAGGTCCTGTTGCTTCAACTGGCACCAACATCACTCCGACAACACCAGCAAACACAGCTACAAACGCCATTGCTGAATTAGGAATACAAGATGTTCTGTTTATGGAGAACAGAGATCGTAACTATGACCCTGATGTTTATGTTATTCGTGGCATTTATCAGATGCAGGATTTTGACTTTAATTTAAGCCAGTTTGGTATGTTCCTACAGAACGACACTATCATGTTGCATTTCCACTTACGATCTATTGTAGATTGTTTGACTAGAAAAATCATGGCTGGCGATGTTATAGAATTGCCACACTTAAAAGACGAATATGCCATGGATGACAATTATGTTGCACTTCGTCGCTTTTATGTAGTACAGGATGTTAGCCGTCCTACTAACGGATTCAGTCAAACTTGGTATCCACATTTGTTAAAAGCCAAATGTACACCACTAGTAGATAGTCAAGAGTTCAGTCAGATACTTGACAAAGATAGTGGCAACGGAGATGGCAGTACTCTGCGTGATTTATTAAGCACCTACAATCAGACTATTGCAATCAGTGATCAAATTGTAGAACAGGCAAATCTAGATGCACCATTGAGCGGCTACGATACTTATAGTTATTTTATTTTACCTACAAAGACTTCGGGGCTAGTAGATACACTAGATACTTCAAATGTCATAGACGACATTACCATGGACAGTATTGATTGTAGTATAGTATTACAAACACCTACTAACAATTTGTATGTAGCCTATGGTTCGGGCACAGATGCACCGCCAAATAGCATACCATTTAACATGGGCAATAGTTTCCCCAATGATCCTGCAGAAGGATTATTTTACCTGCGAACAGATTATATGCCACATGCACTATATAGATATAACGGTAAAAATTGGAAGTTATATCAGAAAGGTGTACGCATGACTATGAATCAGTTTGGTTCAGAGGATGTCGCCAGTGGACCATTTGCCGGACAACAAATTAGACAGAATCAAATATCTACATTTGTTAACAATAACAATACTGCTACCATTAATGGATCAGTTGTTCAAGAGCGTCAAGCATTGAGCAAGGCGTTGAAACCACGGGCGGATAATTAAAAATGGATTTTTTTTACGACGGTCAAGTACGCAGATACCTGACACAATTTATGAGGGCAATGAATAATTTTGCCTACCAAGACGGCAACGGTGGTCTACATCAGGTGCCGGTTATGTACGGGGATCCTAATCGCCAGGCCGCTAGTCTGTTGAAAAAGAACAGTGAAAATACCATTCCGTCAGCACCGTTTATTGCCTGCTATATTAAGGCACTGGACTATGATCAGAGTCGACTACAAGATCCTACTTATGTGGGCAAGGTACAGATTCGTGAGCGAGCCTACAATGAAACGACCGGCCAATACGAACACGTACAAGGTTCAGGATATACTGTAGAGCGTATTATGCCTGCTCCTTACAAGTTGACTTTTACAGCAGACATCTGGACCACAAACACTGAACAGAAATTACAAATCTTTGAACAAATTGCCTATCTGTTTAGACCTGCATTAGAATTACAAACCACAGACAATTACATAGATTGGACCAGTTTAACTGTGCTAACACTAACCAACACATTGTGGACCAGTAGACAAATTCCGCAGGGTACAGAACAGAATATTGATATTCTAACACTGACCTTTGAAACACCTATTTGGATCACACCTCCTGCCAAGGTTAAAAAGATGGGCATTATTACTAAAATCATTGCCAACATCTTTGCAGATACCCCGGGCACTATTGCCACCGATTTTAATGACCCTGATACTGTGTACAGCAACCTAGGAGAAATGGTTGGGCAGGTTGTAGTTACTCCCGGTGATTTTGAATTGCTAGTGCTAGATGGTGTAGGCGGATTATTGACCAACGAAATAGCCTCTGCTGCCAATGACGGCGAATTACCTGGTAATATTGTGTCGTGGTATAAACTAATTGATCTATATCCGGGTCAATTCCGCCCGGGATTGAGCCAAATACGATTACTTAAAGCTGATGGTAATGAAGTTGTGGCTTATATTACACTCGATACTTACGACGAAAAACGAATGATATTAACCTATGATGCAGATACTATCCCGGCTAATACAATCTTAACCAGTACTTTTAATTCTTCAGGGCGAGGTAATGTAGATGCTATTATTAATCCTGAAACATTCAATCCTAAGTCTCCCATTGCCGGTACTAGGTATCTAATTTTAGAAGACATTCCACCACTAGCACCTGCATGGCAGAATAGTGATAGCAGTCAATTCGTTGCTGTAGCCAATGACATCATAGAGTGGGACGGTAATTTCTGGAATATCATATTCGATTCTACGGTAGATCAACCTACTACATACATAACTAACTCATATACTAGCATTCAATACAAATGGGATGGTGCTAGTTGGAGTAAGAGTTATGAAGGAATCTATGACAAATTTAGCTGGCGTCTCATCTTATAATGATCAAATAATTTGCAGCGGCGGATTGTTTCTCGCAAAAGATACTCACAGGTTTTTATTTTTACTACGCACACAGGGTAAGACCGCAGGCACTTGGGGCCTAGTTGGCGGCAAGAAAGAACCCTCGGATGCTACACCCTACGATGCTCTAAATAGAGAAATTGCTGAAGAAGTAGGTAAGACTCCCACAATTAAGAAGACAATTCCCCTAGAGTTGTTTACCAGCAATGACCAAAACTTCCAATACAATACTTATGTACTGGTCGTTGATCGTGAATTTATCCCCACATTAAATGATGAACACTCGGGATATGCTTGGTGCGGATTTGACATGTGGCCAAAACCCTTGCACCAAGGTGTTAAGAACAGCTTTAACAACAAGGCTATTCGAGCTAAATTAGAACTACTTCTTGAATTAATTTAACCCAATAAAAAACCCGGACTAGTCCGGGTTTTGTTTTTATGGATAACCTACACAAGTTCCTGGGAATTGTCGTACATTACCCGGCCATACAATACGTATTGTACCTGTACTGCCCGGGCCGCCTCCAAATACACCAGTACCTCCGCCAGCACCACCGTTGCCGACGTTAAGGAAGTAGGTATTTTGTTGTATAACGGCCCAGTTATTGATATAGGCCAATGCACCGCCACCACCACCTGCACCGCCGGCAAATGTAGCAGTAAATGTACCACCGCCACCGCCACCGTATATACCACCATAGCCGATATTACCGCAAATAGCACATAGACCTTGTTGGCCACCAGCACCACCAGCACCACCGCCGCCATTAGAAGCAGTTGTTACGCCGCCGGCAACTAGGAAGTTATATGTGCTAGTACCATATATACCAACACCACCGCCACCACCGCCACGTGGGAAGTTAGTGGTTCTAACACCACCGCCGCCACCGCCGTAACCTGTACTAGAACCAGCAACAACAGAAGTACCAGTAGTACCAGTAGAGCCAGCGCCGCCTGCTGCAGTATAACCGCCTGCGCCACCACCGCCGCCGGCTAAGTTTGAACCAACTTGTCCATAACCGCCAACACCACCAGGGTATCCTGCACAATATGCACCGCTAGCAGTGCCGCCAAAGCCGCCGATAGAAGGAGAAGCACCCCAACCACCGCCACCACCGCCTTGAGCTAGTAGGACGGTACCAGTAATAAACCAGCTATTAGAACCAGTTGTGCCTATTGCTGTACCAGAACCACC